TAAGCAAATAGAAGAATTTACGTCCGAATTTTTTCGGATTCTTCACGCTGTAGAGGGCGGGATAAATAAAATGATTAAATCCGGTATCATTACCGACCCGCGCCAAGCCCACACCGCAGACCCACGGGAAACGAAGCCGTTATGAACATCGTCAAGCGGATAAGCCGAGAAATGCTTGTGGCAAGACGAGATCAAGAGTTTATGCCGCCTTGGTACTATGGCTATGCCTATCGGGATACTGTGTGCAATCGGTCTGTGTTCGCAATCATGCCGCTCAACTGGTTAATTCGTTGGGGTAGACAACTTGCGCGCCGGTGGGATATATTCCGGGGCTTGCCACCGGAATATGAGTTGGTCAAGCGTTCCGATATGCACAAACTGTATGGCGAGGAATACCGGCGTGGTTTTGAAGATGGTAGATTTGCTATGGATAGTAAAGTGCAAGAAGCCTATCAACGGGGCTATGATGAGGCGTTGGCGCTCTTCGTAAAAACATTCTATTCAAGCACCAATGCTGAGAGTAACGAGTTAGACGAATAACAAGCATGTTCGATGAACGAATGGCAGGAGCTTATGAGTAAACTGACGCCACATGAGCAAAAAGTCTGTGAAGTGATCCAAAAGCAACCGGAGCTTACCAAGCGCGGTATAGGCTCTCGCTTGGGCATAAGTCATCATACGGTTGATTTCCATCTGCGCAAAATCTACGATAAAACAGGCATTCACAACAAGACAGCGCTGGCCGCAAATTTAAGCAAAAGTACCCCTACGTAAACGCGTAGCCTACGCATACGCGTAGATACATTTTAAAAGCGATTCTGCTATGTTTTTCATAGCGAATCGCTTTTTTATTTGCTCAGAAATGGTGAGCTATGACCGATGAATTGATTTATCCCTATCATGCCAAAGTGGTTGCCGTGCGTGACATGGCGGCCATGATGGACATGCTCAAGGGCAAGATGCATGACCCGTCCATGATGGACAATATGACGCCGTTCTTTTGGAGCGCCGAAATCAGCAACGGGAATGTGGATAGCTACTTCACCCACATGCTGCCTTCGACGCTGACCAACTTCGCCAACGATGCAACAGCGGGTGTGAGTTTCCTCAATAGCCATCGGCACAACGAATTACCGCTAGGCCGTTCGTTACGTGGCGTGTACGAGCAAGACCGTGTGGTGGCCGACTTCTACACCATGCCGGGGCTAAACCTCAACGGCGTGACCACAGACGACTTTATCACTGGCGTTAAGACAGGCATTGTCAAGGACACGAGCGTTGGGTTCACATCGGGCCAAATGTGGTGCGATGTCTGCAAGATGGACTATCGCTCGTGGGATTGTCCACACGTTGCCGGGATGAAATACGACATTCAAGGCGGCGGGCAAGTCACTGCAACGGTTGGGGTAGATAACGCACGGTTGGCAGAGGTGAGCGCTGTGTTTGATGGCGCAACGCCTGACGCCACAATCCTCAAAGCGACCCGCATGATCGAGGCGGGCGAATTGAAACCAGACGCGGTGCGGATGCTCGAAGCCCGCTACCGCATGAGTTTTGCAACGAAGCGTAGTTTCGCAGGGGTTGACCTGCAAGGAGGCAAGAAGTTGGAACTTGAAAAGATTTTTGGACAGTTGCGCGAGGTTTTAGCCGTGTCCGCCGACATCGATGTGGTGGCGGCGGTCGCCAGCCTGGTGGCGGAGCGTGACCGGTTAGCGGCTGAACACAAGACCGCAACCACAGACGCCGAAGCCCTGCGCGCACAAGTGGCCGAACTGAAACCACAAGCCGCAGACGGTGCGCAGTATCGCACAGATTTGATCGCAGAAGCGTTGGGCGAGGGCGTGCGCGCCTACGGTGACAAGTTCGCCAAAGAGACCTACGAGAAGTTGTTACGCTCTGTGTCGCTGGATGTCATCAAACAAATGAAATCCGACTGGCTGACGCTGGGCAACGAGCGCTTCAAGGGCGGGCGGGCAACGGTTGACAACAGCCAAGCGCCGGAAGCCAAGAACGAACGCAAGACCGGCGTACCAGACACCGCGTTCAAGACGAAATAAGGAGCAACCATGAAACGCATTCTGTCGCTACGCTTATCGACCGCCTTACTTATTTTTGCCTTAGCAGTGACACCTGCGCTTGCTCAATCTGGCGTGAGCAACTTCACCAACATCAAGAGCAGCGGGTACACCGTCGCCGGCAGCTACCTGGAAAGCACGACCTATACCAAGGTTGGCACGTTTGAGCGTTTGACGCCTGGGACAACCGTGGTTGTGACGACCGATGGCACGATCACGCCGGTCGCCAGCTATCAGCCGTTGTCCAGCAGTGGCAACGTCCAGACGGCCAGCATTACCGCGGGCACGGCTGGCGACGTGCTGTACATGATCAATACCAGCAACACAACCATCACCATCACCGACACCGGCACGCTCAAATTGGGCGGCAATCGGGCGCTAGGGCAATACGACACGTTGACCCTAATCAGTGATGGCACGAACTGGATTGAACGTTCATATACGAACAACTAACAGCCGGTTGCCTTCTAGGCGCGCTGTTTAGCCTGTCTAATTTTTCTTTGTAAAGGAGCCTAACTGTGTCTGATCCACGCGCAACCGTCGTGCTAGACGATGTAGGAGAATTTGAAGCCTACACCTTTTTAATCGACAACAGCACGATTACGTACAGTTCTTCGCAAGTCAACGGCAGCGCTAGTGTTGGTCTTGCCGTCAAGTTGAGCGCCGCCAAGACGGTTGCTCTGGCTGGTGACGGCGACGCCGTTATCGGCAAGCTGATCCAAGTCTTTGCCGACAATACCGCCACCGTCCAAGTGGGCGATATTTTGGTGCTGCCGGCGGGCAACGGCGCCAGCCTGACGCTCGGCAAAAAGATTGTTGGTGCATTGAACGCCTCAAGCGCCCCTGGTTATATCCGCGAGGTTGCCACCGGCACCGCCGCCGAGCTTGGCAAAGCTCGCGGGGCCATCCTTGACGCTGGCACAACGACCGCCGTCAAAGTGTTGATGTAATTTGTCTAATCAACCCGTCCGTTGATTAGTTGAAAGGAGCCAAGATAGTGAGTAATCAAACCTACGGGACACGGGAACTGTTGGATATTTTGCAACGCCCTAATCCCTATGATGTGTACAAGGATGTAGCGCAGCGCATGAAAGACGCTGGCTTTACACAAAAGCCAACCATGAGCCGCGTGCTTGAGGAATTATCCCCAACCGACCCAGCCGACAAATCCGGCTTAGATGCGTTCGAGCGCTTACTGAAAGAGCGCGGCCTAATCACCAAGACCGACCTAAGCGCCGGTTACTACGCCAGTGAGCTAGGCAACTTTATGCGTAGCACCGCTGACAAGGTGCTGCTTATGGAATTGGGGATGCGGCAATGGCGCAAGGCCGCAACGCTGGGTTTAGAGCAACGCAAAGAAGTAATTGCCCAATACCGTGCTACGCTCTTGAGCGAAGATTCGATTATTGGCTCATGGGAACGTCCGTGGTTCGACGCCCAGACGCCGCGCTATAGTCAGCAAGTCGTTGCGCCGATTCCGCTTAGTGAACTCGTGGCAATGACCACGCCGATTGACACCGACGCCTACCGCTCAGTCTATTTGACCTATAGCGCCGCCAACGTGCGCCAGTATCGGGTTAGTGAAGGCGCCGAGATTCCGATTGCCACCATTGGCTCAAGCCAAAACACAATCCGCCTGTACAAGTTCGGGCGCGGTTTGCGGGCTACTTACGAACAAATGCGCCGTGTGCGCGTCGATAAATTCGCCATTTGGATCACTTGGTTGGCGATTCAGGCCGAAATTGACAAGGTTGCGGCAGGGCTTGACGTGATTGTTAACGGAGACGGTAACAACAACGCCGCTGCCACGCACAATTTAACCACATTAGACAGCGGTGCGTCCGCCGGTACGATGACGTTTAAAGGCTGGCAATCCTTCAAACAGCAGTTTGACCAACCCTATATGTGTACGACCGCCCTTATGCAAAAGGCGATTGCTTTGCAGGTTGCTTTACTTAACTCCGGCACGGCCAACGTTCCGCTGACCGTGGCGGGCGCGCAAGGTGGTTTAGGTAAAGAACTGACACCTATCAATCAGTTTAGCGATGGTGTGCGCTATGGCTGGACCGCCGATGCGCCATCTAACCAAATCGTTGGTTTTGACCGCACGCGCTGTCTGGAACACGTCATCGAAACCGGTTCGGAGATTGCCGAAATGGAGCGTTACGTTACAAATCAAGTCCAGGAGATTGTATTCTCGCAAAATGAGGGCTTTGCGATCTTAGACAAGAACGCCGCTCACGTACTTGTCGTGAACGCCTAAGAGGTTCTTATGGCCGAACTAATTTTAGTCAAAGCCGCCGACCCGAAACGCTGCGCCCTGTGGGAACGTCACGCAGACCACCCTGACCAAGAGGTTTTTGTTTGGGGTGAACAAGTGTTCCAAGTCGCAAACACTGCGCAAGTTCAACAGCGCTTGGCGAGTGGCGCGCTGGTGTTGGTGGAAGATGCACCGACCGAAGAAACGCCTGCAACCGAAGAAACGCCGGAAGATGCACCGACCGAAGAAACGCCTGCGCCGAAGACCAAGAAGGCCAAAGCCTAATGTCAATCACGGTCACATCTGCAAGCTGCGTACAGCCCGAAGGGGAGTTGTTTGCGGAGTTGTTTCCCAACAACAACCTTGACGACCTGGTAAGCGGCTGGCTAACCAAGGCGAGTGCGGAAGTCGCAGCCCTGAATATAGTCAGCACTAACCAAGACGCCGCGGCCTTGGCGTATGTGTACTGGCGGGCGTATGACCACATCTGTCTGCGCATGGCCAACGAATTTGCCAGCAAGACCGTTCACAGTGGAGCCGGTGACGCCACGCTCTCGCAGACGAACGATCAGCGCAAGTTTTTTCAAGAGCGCGCGGCGTTCTGGCAAGGCCAGTTCTACAGCTATCAACCGCCGACCGACGACCAAGCCGCAGCCGTCCCTGCGTTCTTTGGCCGGGCGCGCGCCAGAGGGTGCTTATGAGCCTGTGGGCTGACATCGACGACTATCTGCGCACCGAACTCATTGCCGAGCTTGGTGTAAGTGGCGCATACACAAGCCAGGTTGTGCGCCAAGTGATCGTGGACGACATCATGGACTTCACCGGCGCGACCAAGGCCGACAATTACCCGCTGGTCATTGTGCGCAGCAGCACAGCGACCCAAGCCCCAGGGCCGCATGGTGGCGGTAGCGCTAGGGTCGAAAACACCTATGATTACAGCATTGTAGGCGTACTGAAAGCCACCGGCCAAGCACAGTGCAAGCGTGACGTGCAGGAGATGCGCAGACGCCTGCGTGAGTTTATCAGAACCCGCCTCGCATTGGGCGGCTTGATGTCCACCGATGACGGCGAGCGAGTCCAGAAAGTGACCTGGGGCCGGTCGCTCTTGGAGGTGTGGGTGAATGAGAAGCAACCCGGTACATACTTCGGCGTGACTGC